ACTGGCTACATCGTCGTACTCAACAGTCACGGCGCAAGAGCCGTATATGGTGAATTTTGCGTTTGCCATGGTGTTTCTCCTATCTTGTTGTTTTATTGCCAGACAATGCGCGCGGCGCGCAGCTCCGGGACAAGAATCTCAAAAACTTGAACGGTATCGCCGCAGTGGCTGACCATGTCCGTTGGCAACGCTTCGCCCCAGCCGTAATGCCGGGCCACTCGCTGAAAGTCTGCCTTTGAGTAATAGACCTTAGCCGGGCCGCCCGTGCCGCTGTTTCCGTGCCAGACTTGATAGTCGTTGTAAATGGCGACTATGTATTGGGGGGTGGCATAGATGTTCACGATGTTGCTCCTATCAGGATTCCCGGAGCCGCCGGGGCGGTGGCATCAATCTCGATGCCATGGCTGTATTCTGAGACATGCCGCGCGGTATGTCAACACATCAACGCAAACCCTTCTATTTCACTCGGGATTACTTAAAGCGGCACCCGCGTAGGGTTTCGTGATTCGACCGCGCGGCGCGAGCATGGCCATGCCAGCAACGGCCCCCACTCATAGGCGCGAGCCCAGGCGTTGGATCGAGGGGCAAGTCGATCCAGATTTCCGCCCCGAGCGCTCCGGGGCCAGCACGGGTGGAGCGAGAACCGCACAGCCGAGCGCGCACCTCCCCGCGTAGCCGGATCGGCTGATTCCTGTCCCCTGTGGGGTTGGACGGGCGCACGGGGCGTCGGGACACTGCGCGCATGACTGCACGCATGCCGACCAAGAAGCCGGCGCCATCGACCACGAAAGCCGCAAGCAAGATCGCCAACAGCATGGCGGCCGGCACTGGCGCGCCCGCTGACTGGGAGCGGATCGAGCTGGACTATCGCGCTGGCATCAAGACGCTTCGGCAGATTGCGGATGAACATGGGATCACCCATGGAGCAGTCAACAAGCGCGCCAAGCGTGACGGATGGGAGCGCGACCTGTCCGAGAAGATTCACGCCAAGGCCGATGCTCTGGTATCCAAGGCTGCGGTATCCAGTGAGGTATCCACGGATACAAGGCTGCGGGAGCAGGCAGTTGTGGATGCCAACGCGCACGCTGTTGCTGATGTGAGGCTGGCTCATCGCCGTGACATTCGACGAGCAAGGAAGCTGACGAACGCCCTTCTGGACGAGCTGGAGCAGCAGACCGACCCGGAAACGCTGGCCCTGCTGTCACAGCTTGGCGAGATGCTGTGCAACCCGGACGAGAAGACCGGCCGCGACAAGCTGAATGAGCTGTACAACGCCGTCATCAGCCTGCCGGAGCGCTCCAAGACCATGAAGTTGCTGGCCGAGAGTCTGCAAAAGATGGTGGACATGGAGCGACAGGCGTTCGGGATGGACGCCAAAGACAGTGGCGGCGGTGATGCGCCTCCGTGGGCGGCGCGCGAGATGACAGATACCGAGCGTGCCGTGCGGTTGGTGGCGGCGCTCAAAGGATCGAACGGCGCGGCGGTGCGCGCGGCATTGTTTCCATCGGGCGCGGCGCTGTGATTGAGCTGCAAGACATCCCGGAAATCTCCACGGCGTCGATGCTGGCGGCGGTGCGGGCCATGGACCCGCAGGCGCGGCGTGAACTGGATGCGATCCTGCTGGCCGGTGGTGCCCCGGCGTGGGTGCCGCAGGATGGCCCGCAGCGGGACGCCTACGAAAGCCTGGCCGACATCGTGTTTTATGGCGGTGCCGCCGGAGGCGGTAAGACAGACCTGCTGCTGGGCGTGGCCCTGACCACCCAGCAGCACAGCATCGTCTTTCGCCGGGAAGCGGTGCAGCTCACCGGCATCGTTGAGCGCATGGCCTCAATTCTTGGCACGCGCGACGGCTTCAACTCGCAAACCGGTGTCTGGCGCCTGCCGGCGAAGCGCGTGATGGAGTTGGGCAGCGTCAAGGAGCCGGGCGACTGGGTGAAGTACCAGGGCCGCGCCCACGATGCCAAGCTGTTTGACGAGATCACGCACTTCACCGAGTCTCAGTTTCGAACACTGATCGGCTGGCTGCGCTCGGACAACCCGGATGTTCGCCAGCGCGTGATCTGTGCGGGTAACCCCCCTACGGATGCCGATGGCGAGTGGGTCAAGCGCTTTTGGGCGCCCTGGCTGGAGCCGACACACCCAAACCCGGCGCAACCGGGCGAGTTGCGCTGGTACGTCACAAACGAGAAGGGCGAGGACCAGGCTGTCAACGGGCCGGATCCGGTGATGGTGGGCGGCGACATGGTGCAGCCCAAGAGCCGCACGTTTATCCCCTCGCGCGTTGATGACAATATCTTCCTGCTGACGACCGGGTACAAGACGACGCTGCAGGCACTGCCGGAGCCACTGCGCTCGCAGATGCTCAAGGGCGACTTTCAGGCCGGCGCGAACGATCCGGCCTGGCAGGCCATCCCCACCGAGTGGGTCAAGGCAGCCCAGGCGCGCTGGTCGCCGCGCGAGTCAAAGGGACCAATGACCGCTATGGGGTTCGATCCGGCGCGCGGTGGCATGGACAAGAGCAGCATCGCACGTCGGCATGGGCTGTGGTTCGACGAAATGGTCACGATGCCCGGCGCCGTCACCAAGGACGGCCCTTCGGCCGCAGCATTCGCGGTGGCCAACGTGCGCGACGGCGCCTGCATCTGCGTGGACAGCATCGGTATTGGATCCAGCGCACTCGATTTCATGCAAGGCCTGAACCTGAACGTGCTGGCTGTCAACGGGTCGGAGGCGTCGGGCGCGATCACCAAGGCCGGCAACCTGCGTTTCAGGAACCGGCGCGCCGAGATGTACTGGCTGCTGCGCGAGGCGCTTGATCCGACCAATGCCGACAAGATCGCGCTGCCGCCCGACCCCGAGTTGCTGGGTGACTTGACGGCCGTGCGCTACAAGGTTGTGACGATGGGCAAGGTGGCTGCGCTGCTGATGCGCAGCAAGGACGAGATTCGAGAGGCGCTGTCGCGCAGCCCGGACAAAGGAGACGCCATCGCCATGACTTTCGTTCAAGGCATCCCAGCGCCAACATCGGCGGCCAGCACGTATACCGAGGCGCCTGAGCCGACGTTCGTTTGACGAGAGCGATCATGACCGACAACAACCCCGAACTCGACCCCGTGGACACGCCGGACGGCAACGTGCCGCTGTCGCTGGCCGAGTACCGCGAGATCATCGAGGAGATCGAGGCGCAGCCGCGCTCCTGGCGCCGCGACGCGGACAAAGAGATGGACTACGCGGAGGGCAATCAGCTGGATACCGAGTTGATCCGGGCGATGAAGGCGCAGGGCATCCCAACGACGATGGAGAACCTGATCGGCGCGGCGCTGGAGGGCATCCGAGGCTATGAGGTGGCCACGCGCACCGACTGGCGTGTGACGCCCAACGGCCAGCCGGGCGGCCAGGATGTGGCGGATGCGATCAACTTCCGACTGAACGAGGCCGAGCGCCAGAGCCACGCCGATGATGCCTGCTCGGCGGCGTTCTACCCGCAGATCGCCGTGGGCATCGGTTGGGTGGAGGTGGCGCGCAATCCCGATCCGTTCGACTATCCGTACCAGTGCCTGCCGATTCACCGCAACGAGATTCACTGGGATTGGACGAGCACGCGCGACGATTTGAGCGACGCGCGCTGGCTGCGTCGGCAACGCTGGCTGCATCCTTCGCGGCTGGCGCGGGTTTTCCCTGAGCAAAAGGAGCTGATCCGCCGTTACGGCCGGGCCGGGATCAACTGGTGGGCCGAGTACGACGAGACGGGCTACGGCGGTGGCAGTACGGGCCTGAACCGGGCATGGAACATCGCGCGCGAGTGGACGCGGATGGAAGACCGCTGGTTCAACCCGGCGAGCAAGGAAGTCTGTGTCTCGGAGCTGTGGTATCGACGCTGGTCGGACGTGGTGGTGCTCAAAAGCCCGGATGGCCGCGTGGTGGAGTACGACCCACGCAACCCGGCGCACGTCTACGCCATGGCATACGAGCGGGTGCAGCGCATGCGCGTGGCCGTACCCAAGGTGCGGCGCAGCTACTGGCTGGGGCCGCACTTGTTGTTTGACGGCCCGACGATATACACCCATCGGAACTTCCCATACGTGCCGTTTTGGGGCTTTCGTGAGGATGGCACACGGGTTCCGTTCGGCTATGTGCGCGGGCTGATCGACCAGCAGGACACGCTGAACAACGGCAATGCTCGGCTGCGCTGGGGCATGAGTTCGTACCGCACGGAGCGCACCAAGGGCGCGGTGGCGATGGCGGATGACGTTTTCAGGCGCACGGTAGCACGGCCGGACGCGGACATCGTGCTCGATGCGCAGCACATGGCCCAGCCGGGCGCGAAGTTCGAGGTCAAGCGGGACTTTCAGGCCAACGCGCAGCAGTTGGAGCAGCTGCAGAACGCCCGCAACTCGATCGAGCGCATCAATCCGGCGGCATCGGGCGCGTTCTCGGGCCGGCGCGGCACGGCCACCAGCGGGATTCAGGAGCAGACCCAGGTCGAGCAGGCAAACCAGTCGCTGGCGCACATGACGGGCAATTTCAAGCGGGCGCGCACGCAGATGGGCGAGCTGCTGATGAGCATGATCGTGCAGGACATGGGCAAGGAGCCTGTGACGGTCGTGATCGAAGGGGATGCGGTGACGGCTGACCGCACGGTGACGATCAATCAGCCCGAGATTGACCCAGTGACCGGGCTGGAGTACCTGTCCAACGACTTGCAGCGCACGGTGCTGAAAGTCGGCCTGGAGGATGTGCCGAGCACGAACACCTATCGCGGCCAGCAACTCAACGCGATGTCGGAGGCGATCAAAAGCCTGCCGGCGCAGTACCAGGCGGCGGCGATGCCGTTCTTGGCTTCGTTGATGGATGTGCCATTCAAGCGCGATCTGGTAGAGGCCCTGCGCGCGGCATCGGCCCAGGAGTCTCCCGAGCAGATCGAGCAGCGCATCAAGCAGGCAGTGCAGGA